TGTGGACCATTTGTATAAAACACTTGACCCGGCTTATCAGTAGGTCTATTTCCGGGAGTTTTCATCATACTCTTAGGCATTACTACTGCTGGATTTCCGTGATATATCATATTATCCATTGCTTGAGATAGTGTTATTGATGATCCTACCGCTAACGATTCTATAACCTCTGGTTCACCTTTACCCCATATACTGTGAGCAGATTTATAATTCTGAAACATTACTAAAGGAATAAAAGGATAAGGTGCTTCAACTGTTTGTAAGACAACATTATTTGCCCAAGTAGATAAATAAAGTTTTC